TGGCGGGCGCGCATGCGGCGCTTTGATCTCGAGATCCTGTGGCCGGAGTGCAAAGCCCATGCGCCTGATCTCGACCACGCCAAGGCGGCGTTCGCGGTGCATGCGTTCAACGATCCGGCTTGGCTCGAGCTCGGCGACGAGCTGATGACGGCGATCGACGAGTTGCGATGATCCGTTGGCTTCGATGTCGTTTGCGTTGGTGCGGTGGCCATGTGGTCAGCGGCATGCATGGCGGCGTGGTCTGGATCGGCTGGCAGTGCGATACCTGCGGCGCGGTCAAATATTACGAGCCAACGAGGTTCTAATGGTCGGCGCCGAACATTTGACCGAAGAAAACGTTTCTTGGATCATGACCAAGCCGGGGCAGGCGCATTTTGCCCGCGTCGATACGACCAACACTTGCCGGGAGTGCGAATATTGGGCAAATCAACGGGGGGAGAGGACGAGATCGGGGATACTGACGCCAGCCCGCTGCCGGAAGGCGCGGCAGCACTTGAAGGATCCGCCGCCGATCCCGCACAACGCCTGGGCGTGCCGCCACTTCGAGCTAAGTCCGAATCCTCCCCTGGCCTAGACTTGCTGGTCGAGCTCGATGAGCCGGAATCGCTCATTCGCGAGCTCAAGAAGATCGCCGGTCAGTTTCCGAAGGAAGACAAGCGCTGGCTCGGCATCCTGCGCATGTGCGAGCGCGCCGAGGAATATTTCGAGCACATCAACAAGCCGCAGGCCAATCGCCCGCAGCCCTAGCGCGAACGGCATGATTTAGGATAACGTCCGCCCGGGTGTGTCAACCGGGCGGGCGCGATGGAGCGCATATTCGGTCATTTCAAAGACCCTGTCGGGCCTTCGAATGCCGCTTACGATCCTCGTGATCCGGAGAGCTACGACCAGTACATCCGCGCGATGATGGGGGATGCGGTCGATTACGAAAACGCCTTCCTCCAAGTCGATCGCAATCAGGCCCAGCTTTACTATTACGGATATGAGCCGTGGATAGGCCCCTATAATCCCGGCAGCCCGTACATCGGCGAGGATCCCAACGCCACGCTGGGCGAAATCCTCAACAAAGACAACGCCAACCAACCGAACCGCTCGACCTACGTCTCCACTGACGTGCGGGACGCCATCATGATGATGCTCCCGTCGCTCATCCGGCTGTTTGGCGCATCCGAATCCCCCATCTTTCTGGTGCCGCGGAGCGAAGCCGAATCGGACATGGCCGAGCAAGGCACCGATTATGTCAACTACACATTTTGGAACGATAATTCGGGCTTTTTGATCCTCTACGGCGCGATCAAGGACGCGCTCACTGTAAAGGCCGGATTTGTTAAGTGGTGGAGCGAGGACTACCGCGAGATTAAGCGCAAGAAGTTCCTCAACGTCACCGCCGAGCAGTTGCAGTTGCTGCTCAGCGAAAATCCAACCGCCAAAATTCTCGAGATTGGCAGCCCGGTTCCTCAGCCGAAGCCGCCGATGCCGCCCAGTCCTTCCTCCCCTTCGGCGCTGAGCGGCCCGCCTCCCGGCGCTCCCGTGCCGGGAGGCGCCCCTTCGGGCGGCCCACCGCCGGGTCCGCTCGCAGTAGGCGGACTGCCGGGTCCGCCAGGTCCGCCAGTCGGAGGCCAACCCCCTGGCCCACCGCCTGGCGGGCCGCCGCCTGGCCCGATGGCGGGCGCCGCGCCGCCGCCTCTGCCGCCGTCGATCCTGCAGCCGCCGCCGCCGGTCTACGATCACGCAATGGTCGAATTCGAGGTGGTCAAGCCCCTGATCAAGGTCGAGGGCGTGCCGCCGGAAGAGATGCGGCTCGACCGCTATGCGCGGAATTTCAAGAATAGTCGCATCGTCGGTCACCAGCGCATCGTCCCGGTCGATCAGCTGATCGCCATGGGCTACGACCGCGATATGTGCATGGAGCACATCCAGACTTCGGAATCCGCTTTCACCACCGAGCCGCAGCTGCGCAACCCGGGCCGCTTCATGGGCACCCGGCTTGGCGACGGGGTTAAGTATGGCGAGTGGTATGTCAAGATCGACCGGGACGGCGACGGCGTCCCAGAGCTTCGCTACATCTGCACCTTCGGCGACGAGAACAAAGTTGTTTCGGACGATTACGCCAATCGGGTGAAGTTCGCGGTGTTCGGCTGCGATCCGATCAGCCACACCATCATCGGTGATTCGCTCGCCGACTACACCGAAGATATCCAACGCATCAAAACCAACATGATGCGGGCGATCCTCGACAGCGCCGCCGAGAGCATCAATCCGAAGACGGTCATCAATGAATTGATGGTCACCGTCGACGATGCGCTCAACGATGATCTGGGCGCGGTGATCCGGACTCGTGGCGATCCGAGCGCCTCGGTGATGTTCACCAATACGCCGTTCCTCGGCCAGCAGGCGATGCCGGTGGTCGAGATGCTCAACGATCAGTTGCAGCGGCGCACCGGCCTCTCCGACGCTGCGAAAGGCCTCGATCCCAAAGCGCTGCAATCCAGCACGATGCTTGGGGTCGAGGCGGTCATCAACGGGGCGCAGGAGAGGATCGAGCTCGTCGCTCGGGTTTTGTGCGAGACGGGTTTTAAAGACCTCTTTTCCGGCCTCTACAACGAGATCTGTGAAAACCCCAATCAGCAGCGGACGCTGAAAATCCGCGGCAAGTTCGTTCCCTACGACACCAGCACTTTCGATTCGACGCTCGATGTCGAGGTCAATCCGAACCTCGGCAAGGGTTCGGACATGGTCCGGATGCTGGCCTTGAATCAGATCAAGCAGGACCAGCAGTTGCTAGTGACTCAGATGGGGCTCAACAACCCAATCTGCGGCGTGATGGAGATGCTCAACACTCAGACTGACATGCTGGCGTTGGCCAACATCAAAAACGTCTCGAGATATTTCAAGACCCCCAACCCGATGCAGCTGCAAGCGATGCAGTCGGCGCCCAAAGCGCCGGATCCGATGGCGCTCGCCGCCCAGGCGCAGCTCGAGAAAGTTCGCTCCGACACCTCGAAGGCGGTCGGTCAGCAGAATCTCGATCGCACCAAGATGCAGCAGGAGAATGCGTTCAAGCATCATCAACTGAACGTCAAGACGGCGCTCGATTTGCAGAAGCTGGACATCGACGGCCAGAAGGCTGGGCTCGATCATCATGTCGAGCTCGCCAAGTTGGGCAGTCAGTTGATGTCCGATCAGCAGGATCGCGATTCCGCCGACCAAGATCAACAAGTCAAGATGGCGCAGGCGCAGAACGATTCTGATCAGGTCGACCAGCAACGTCAGCAAGCCGAGAACGACGCCCAGTTGAAGGCGGCGCAGCAGGCGCAGCAGCACACTCAGAGTATGGCGCAGATCGCCTCGCAGCACACCCAGGCGATGACCAAGATGGCGGCTGATCATCACGCGCAGATGTCGGGCGTCGGGGCTAAGAACGCGGCGACGGTCGCCGGCGCTCTGTCGGGTGACGCCGATCGGTTGCAGGCGGCGCACCAGGCGGCCTTCGACCGGCTGCATGAAACGCACCAGAGGGCGCTCGATCGTGACAGCGCCGAGCGCACCACTGCAGCGACGCTGGGCAACCAGCAGACATTGGCGAAGATGAAGCCGAAGCCGGGAGGGAAGAGGTGAGTTTTCTTGAGGAGTTCGCTGACTATTGGATACCTGAGCCAAATACTGGTTGTTATTTATGGCTTCGTGGTGTGAATAATACTGGGTATCCTAGGTTAGGAACTGATGGAAAAATTAGAGTGAATAGGGTTGTTTTAACAGAATGCGCCGGTCCTCCACCTACTTCAAAACATGAAGCTGCACACAATACATTAAATGGTTGTTGCGGATCGATTTGTATAAATCCAATTCATCTTAGATGGGCAACCCATTTAGAAAATATGATGGATATGCAGTTCACAGAAGGGGAGCGAAAAAATAGATCGAAAAGGATTCGCAATTATTTATCGACTATTCCGCGAGAACAACTGTTAGCGAAAATGCAAACGCTGAGAAATACGCGGGGAAAACGCGATTGAACGAGCCGATCAAAAAGGCCGATCCGGAACTGATGAAGGCGCTGGCGCGGGAATCCGCTGAGCTTCTCGAGAACCGGGCTTTCACCACCGCGGTTCGGACGCTGCATTTGCAGTGCCTGGGCAAGCTGATGGACGAGAGTATCGACACGCAACGGATGATGAGCCTGGTCGCTGAACTGAGGGTGCTGGAGAACCTTTCGAGACGTCTCGCCAGCACGGCGAAGGACGCCGATTTCGCACAGGGAGCGCCGCGTGCCCGAAGGACTGGATGACGCCGCACAGGCGTTTGCGACAGAGGTTGCGCCACAGAGCCGGCCGCGCGATCAGGGCGGCAAGTTCGTCGCCACCACTTCGAAACCGGAGCCGATGTTCGGCGCGCGGCCGATCGAGGGCGATCCTTTAACCGGCGATACGCGCGACGGCGGCGACAATGAGGGACTACGCGCGCGGGAGCGCGACATTGCCGATGGTCGCGAAGAGCGCCGATCGGCGCGCCGCGAGCCGGAAGACGACGACGTCGAGGATGTCGATCGCGAGCCGGAATCGATTGGCGAGGTCGATTCGGACGACGAAACATCGTCCCAAGACGACGAAAACGGCGATCGCTACGAGGTCACCGTCGACGGCCAGCCGCAAGAGGTGTCGCTGCAGGAGGCGCTCAACGGCTACGTCCGCCAGGAGACGTTCCACAAGCGCATGGCGCAGGTCAACGCAGCGACGCAGGAGCTCGAGGCCGATTACCAGCGGCTGAAGCATGGCTGGGCGATCTGGAACAAGGCGCGCCAGGACTACGAAGAGGATCTGATTAACCTGACGCCGAAAGAGCCGGATTGGGACGCCGAGTTCGCGCGTGACCCGCGCGCTGCGCATGCGCAGCAGAGGATTTTCCAGACCATCTACAACAAGCTGGCAATGTCGCGTCAGATACGGGCCCAGCGTGAAGCGGAGATCGCGGCCGAGAACGATAGACGGGTGCGGAAATTTGCAGTAGACGGGTTCTCGCAGTTCGTCATGCGCAACATCAAGACGTTGCCGGATGAGCCGACGCTGAAGAAGAATCTCCAGTCGATGCGCAAGACCGCAGCGGCTGAAGGTTTCAGCGAATATGAAGTCGCCACGGTCTATGACCCCAGGATGCTCACCATCCTGTTGAAGGCGAGCAAGTACGACCGGATGCAGGCGAACCGCCTCAAGCCTGTGGATCCGAGCAGAGGCAAGACGTTGACCCCCGGCGCCGCTACCCCCCTTAGCGGGAATGGACGCAGGTCAGGCTTCGACGACGCACAGCGCCGATTGGCGAGCAGCGGCAAACTTCAGGATGCCGTGGACGTGTTTCGACGATTGCTCTGATCAGGGAGTCTTTCCGTGCCAAAAGTTACGAATGCCTTCACCACCTATGAGGCGGTAGGTAACAGAGAAGATCTGTCCAACGCCATCTACAATATCGATCCGTTCGACACCCCGGTGATGTCGGCGATTCGACGTCGCAACGTCAAAAACAGACTGTTTGATTGGCAGACGGAATTCCTGCCGACCGTGCTGCCGCCCGCCATTCCGAGCATGCCTGCGCCTGGCGCTCCTGGCGGCCCGAATGCCCAGATCGAAGGCTTC